CAACTGCGGCAGATATTGTTGCGGATCCTTCTGCTCCAGGTGCTTTTGTACAAGGTATCATGGAAAATAAAGAGTGGATGATGGTTAATGGTCAATGGGTTGAAACTCAGTTTGAGCAGGCCAAAAAACAAATTAAAAGAGCATCCAAACAAGAAATAGAACAGGTTGCACTTAAACTATTTGAAAATTACATTAGAAAACTTTAATTTTATAAATAAGAAATCATAAGGAGAATCCAAATGGCATCAAACAAACTCATGGAAGCAGCGGCTGAAATTCTTGCTGGAAGCAAGAAATCGGCACCAGCTATGCCTCCACAGAAATTAGAAGGTGAGGTACAAGACCTTGGAGGTCCTACACCACAAAATGCTAAACCAGATGATGATTCACACAAGATTCATGCAGCTGCTAAAGCACCTGATAATTCTGGAAAAAACAAATCTACAATTTCTACTAAGCCTTCTGATGCTTCCCCAGACACTCAACTTAAGATGAGAAAAGAAGAAGAAGAAAAGGCTGAAGAAGTTATTGCAGAAGATGAAACATCTGAAGTTGAAGAAGTTATTGCTGAAACAGAAGAAGTGTCTTTTAAAGAAGACATTAACGCTCTTTTTGCCGATGACTCTACAATCTCTGAAGAATTCAAATCTAAAGTTGCTACAATTTTTGAAGCTCGTGTTCTTGACCGAGTTCAACAAATTGAAGAAGAAATTGAAGGCAAATATGCTTCTATGTTAGAAGAAGCAGTTGAGTCTATCAAATCCGATTTAACTGAAAAGGTTGATGATTACCTTAACTATGTTGTTGAAAAGTGGATGGAAGAAAACCAAATTGCCGTTGAATCTGGTCTTCGTTCTGAAATCACTGAAGAGTTTATTGCTGGTCTTCGCAATCTCTTTGCAGAACATTACATTGATGTTCCAGAAGAGAAAGTTGACCTTGTTGATGAACTTGCAACAAAAGTTGAAGAACTTGAAGGTAAACTCAATGAAGAAATTGAGACCAACATTCAGTACAAGAAAGCTATACTTGAAGCTGTAAAAAGAGAAACAGTTTATGATATTTGTAAAGGACTTACCGAAACTCAAGTTGAAAAAATGAAGTCGCTCGCAGAGAGTGTAGACTTTTCCACAGAGGAAGAATTAAGAGAAAAACTTGAGACAATTCGTGAAAATTATTTCCCAACAAATATTAAACAAGCTGAAGAAACTCAATTACATGAGCAAGTAAGTGACGAAATGGCAGATGAAAAGATTAAGAAGTCTAATGACCCATTTATCAATGCCGTCGTTCAAACAATTTCTAAAACCAAAATTTAATTAAAATCAAGGAGTAATTAAATGTATTTAACAGAACAATTGCAGAAGAAATGGGAAGCAGTTCTTGAGCACCCAGATCTTCCACAAATTAAAGATCCATATCGTAAAGCTGTTACAGCTTTAATTCTTGAGAATCAAGCTCAAGAAATGGTTAAGCCAGGTTATCAGACTCTTACAGAAGCTACACCAACTAACGCTGTTGGTACAGGTGGTTTTAGTGGTGGTTCTACTGCTACAGGTCCAGTTGCTGGTTTTGATCCAATTCTTATCAGTTTAGTTCGCCGGTCCCTCCCAAATCTTATTGCTTATGATATCGCTGGCGTTCAGCCAATGACAGGTCCAACAGGACTTATCTTCGCAATGAGAACTACTTATGGTACTAACCGCAATATGGCAAGCTCTGCTGTTGAGGCTTTCTACAATGAAGCAAATACTGCTCATTCAGGTGCTCTTGGTGGAACACACAACGATATCAGTCTTGCAGCTGATACTTCTTTTGGTAACGGTAACGTTTTCTCTAGCACAATGTCAACAACTGGTGGTTTACCAACAGCTGATGCAGAAGATTTAACTTTCAAAGAGATGGGTTTCTCCATTGAGAAAGTTTCTGTTACTGCTAAGTCCCGTGCTCTTAAAGCAGAGTACACAATGGAACTTGCACAAGATCTTAAGGCAGTTCATGGTCTTGATGCTGAAACAGAACTCGCTAATATTCTCTCTACAGAGATTCTTGCTGAGATCAATCGTGAAGTTGTTCGTACAATTTACAGTGTTTCTAAAGTTGGCGCACAAGTTGGTACAACAACTGCTGGTACTTTTGACCTTGACACCGACTCTAACGGTCGCTGGATGGTTGAAAAGATTAAAGGTCTTGCTTTCCAAATTGAGCGTGAAGCTAACGCTATCGCCAAGTTAACCCGTAGAGGTAAAGGTAATGTCATGATCTGTTCTTCTGACGTTGCTTCTGCTCTTGCTATGGCTGGTATTCTTGATTACAACTCTGCTCTTCAGGGTCAAGTCAACCTTACAGTTGACGACACAGGTAATACTTTTGCCGGTACAATCTTCGGTCGCATCAAAGTTTACATTGATCCATACTTCCCAACAGGCGCTTCTTCTGAGTTTGCTGTTGTTGGTTACAAAGGTTCTAATGCCTATGATGCAGGTATCTTCTATTGCCCATACGTTCCATTACAAATGGTTCGTGCAGTTGATACAGGTAACTTCCAGCCAAAAATTGGTTTCAAAACTCGTTACGGCATGGTTGCAAACCCATTTGCTGAAGGTACTACACAAGGCGTTGGAGCTCTTACAGCCAAGGCTAACTTGTACTATCGTGCATTTAAGATTGCTAACCTCATGTAATGTTTTAAGTCTCTATAATAATAACTATAATAAGAGACACCTTTTAAAGACCCACTTCGGTGGGTCTTTTTTTATGCATAAATATAACATATGACAGCCATAACAAGAAACCCATCTAATCCAAATTTTTTACAACCTAATAAGTTTGTATTAAATTTCAGTAGATTACCAAACATGCAATACTTTTGCCAGAGTGTAACATTACCTGGCATCTCCATGTCTGAAGTACCACAAAATACTCCTTTTGTTGATGTTTATTTGCCAGGTGAAAAAGCAATCTACGACATTTTAAATGTTACATTTATGGTAGATGAAATGTTGATTGCATGGAAAGAAGTGCATGATTGGATTCGTGCAATGACTTTTCCCGTAGACTTTGAAGAATATAGAAATTTACCAAACTTAAATCCAAATAGGATGCCAAAATTAAAACCTCAGTATTCTGATGCAACAATAACCGTATTATCTTCGTCAAACAATCCAATTTATAAATTTATTTTTTATGATGTATTTCCAACAACACTATCTACCATTATACTTTCTACAGCCGATGGGCCAGATACCATACCAACCTCAGATGCATCTTTTAGGTATTCTTATTACGACATAGAATATACTTGACATTTATTTTATAATTTTGTATACTATGTGAAGGAGGAATACCATGAAACAAATTGATGATTTACTTGAGATGTGGCGGCAAGATTGTGATATTGATAAAACTGAACCTGATCTTGAACTTCTCAATATACCAAAACTACATAGTAAATATTTAAATATACTTTCACAACATCGTATGTTGTCAAAGCAGGCTGAGTTTAAGTATAATAAAATGAAAAAACTCAAGTGGGAATATTACACTGGTAAACTAGATGATGACCAATTGAAACAATATGGATGGGAACCATTTCCTTACATACTCAAATCTGATCTGTCTACATACTTAGAGAGTGATGAAGATTTAAATAAACATGTAGCAAGCAAAGCAGTACATGATGAAATCGTTGAACTTTGTACAACTATACTCAAAGAACTGAACAGTAGAACATTTCAGTTAAGAGATTTTATTAGTTGGCAAAAATTTATACAAGGTATTTAATTGACTGAGAAAATTATTCTTCATAAAAAAAATGAAGCCTTTATACAATTTGAATGTGACCGAAGCGTAGCTCAAGAACTATCAGAGTACTTTACTTTTTTTGTACCAGGATATCAATTTACTCCTGCATATAAACAAAAAATATGGGATGGTAAAATACGTCTGGCAAATCTGCGTGACTTTTCTATCTATCATGGTCTTGTTCCTTACATAGAAAAATTTTGTAAGGAAAGAGAGTATGAGTTAGAAGTTGGTGATAATATTCTCACTACAGAAAATTTTTCATTAGTTGAAGCTGTAGATTTTGCTCGCACTCTTAATCTACCTTTTGAACCAAGAGATTATCAAATACAATCTTTTGTACATGCGATTCGTAATAAAAGAATATTACTTCTTTCACCTACTGCATCAGGTAAGTCTCTTATTATATATCTTATCACAAGATATCTACAAGAATCAGATTTTAAAAGAGGTTTGTTAATTGTATCAACAACATCTCTTGTTGAACAAATGTATTCTGATTTCAAATCATATGGTTATGATTCTGAAAAATACTGTCATCGCCAATACTCAGGTAAAGAAAAACACACAGATAAGTTCTTAACCATTACTACATGGCAATCTATTTACAAAAACGATAAAGAATATTTTGAACAATTTGATTTTGTTCTTGGTGATGAAGCACATCAATTCAAAGCCAAATCACTAACAACCATATTATCTGGTTGTACTAACGCCAAATATAGAATTGGTACAACAGGTACATTAGATGGTACGCAAACACATCGTCTAGTGTTAGAAGGTTTATTTGGACCTGTTTATAAGGCCACCACAACATCGGAATTAATTGCACGAAAAGAACTTGCGGACTTTAGAATTAAGTGTCTTATTTTAAAGTATGATGATTCCGTTTGTCAATCTTCTCGCAAATGGGACTATAACCAAGAGATAGAATATATAGTAATGAATCAAGCAAGAAATAAATTTATAAAAAATCTTGCACTATCTTTAGAAGGCAACACTCTTATATTATTCCAGTTTGTTGAGAAACATGGAAAAGATTTGTATGCTCTCATAAAAGAATCAGTTAAAAATCGTCATGTGTTTTTTGTCTTTGGAGGTACAGATGTTGAAATCCGAGAGTCTGTTAGAGAAATTACTGAAAAAGAAAGTGACGCTATTATCGTTGCATCTTATGGCACTTTTTCTACTGGTGTTAATATCAGAAATCTTCACAATATAATTTTTGCATCTCCATCTAAATCTCGTATTCGTAATCTTCAATCTATAGGCCGTGGTCTTAGAAAAGGAGATAACAAAAATATTGCAACACTTTTTGATATAGTTGATGATATGAGAATAGGCAAACATGTTAATTTTACCTTGAAACATTTTATAGAACGTGTTAAAATTTATGATGAAGAAAAATTCAATTATAAGTTCTACAACATAGAGATAAAAAATGACTAATGATCCAACAATAAAAATAATAAGGATGCAAACAGGTGAAGATATAATCTCTTTCATCTATGAGGATGAAGAAACAGATACAGTTATTTTAAACAATCCTATGAAGGTTATTCTTCGTAGGATACCTACTGGTCAAACTATTTTTATGATGTTACCTTGGTTACCTATTGAAATTGTAAAAGAAGATTCAGCTATTATTTACGCTTCAGATATCATTACTATGATAGAACCAAAAGATTCTTTAATTGAGTATTATCAAAATGCCATTAATCAAAACATTCTTACTATGTTGAAAGCAGAAGAACAATTGTTACAACAGTTAGAAGAAGAAGATGATGAGGAAGGTGAAGAATACGAAATAACTGAAGAAGAATTACAAGAGATAGAAAAGTATAAGAAAGGTAAGCTGTTACATTAATCTTCAAACGGAACACCGCTAGTCTAACTCTTGTCAAGCCATTTGTCAACTAATAAACAGGTAATAATAACATGTCCAAAACAAATCATTATATAAACAACTCAGATTTCTTAGCAGCACTCATCAAATATCGTAATGATTGTAAAAAAGCAAAAAAGAAAAAAGAAGCTGAACCACCAATACCAAATTATATTGGTGAATGTTTTCTGAAGATTGCAGAACATCTATCAAGAAAACCTAACTTTATTTCTTATACTTTCCGTGATGAAATGATTTGTGATGGTATTGAAAATTGCCTAATGTATTTTCGTAACTTTGACCCAGATAAAAGTAAAAATCCATTTGCTTATTTTACTCAAATCATATATTATGCTTTTTTACGGCGAATTGTTAAGGAGAAAAAACAATTGTATGTTAAGTACAAAGCTACCCAACAATTTGGTCTTTTAGATGAAGGTGAAATGTATGAAGATGAAAACGGCAATATGAAACAGTTTGAGTTGTACGATAACATCTCCGAATTCATTCATAATTTTGAAGAGAGTAAGCGTAAGAAAAAAGAAGGTAAAACAAAAGGCATTGATAAATTTTTAGAGGAAGTTCCAGAATAATATGAAAATTTGTATACTTGGTGATACCCATTTTGGAGCACGTGGAGATTCACTAGACTTTCACAAATACTTTGAGAAGTTTTATGATGAGGTATTTTTTCCTTATCTCAAAGACAATGATATCAAGGTGATCTTTCAGATGGGTGATCTATTTGACAGAAGAAAGTTTATTAATTTCAATACACTTCATCTTTGTCGGCAATACTTTTTTGACCGGTGCCAAATTCTTGGTATCAAAGTTCACACACTTTTAGGTAACCATGACATTGCATTTAAGAATACTCTTGAAGTAAATTCAACAGGTCTTCTACTCAATGAATATGAAAACATTCACTACTATGATTCATTTGAGACAGCTGAGTTTGATGGTGTTTTAATTGATGTTGTTCCATGGATTTGTGATGACAATGAACAAGAAATCTTCAATGAAATGAAACAATCAAAGGCACAGATTTGTTTCGGACATTTTGA